ACAAACCACCCGAGCCGCAAGGCTCACCCCATGAGCCCCGATGAGCAATCACCGGGGCTTTTTTCTTGCCGGCGCTGTGCCGGTTTTTTTCTTTGAAAGGAGCCATCACATGGCACGCACCCCCAACGGCACCATCGCATCCATTGCGACTGCCTTCGCCGCTGGCTTGGCATTCACTGCCGCCAGCAATGCCGCCGAAACCGTCCTCACGGTCACGGCGGGCACCCTGATCGCTGGCGACCTGGTCGAGGTCACCAGCACCTGGTCCAAGATCAGCAACCGCATCTTTCGCGTGAAGGTGGCCACCGCCACCGCCATCACGCTCGAAGACTGCGACACCAGCAACACCACGCTGTACCCAGCGGGCGGCGGCACCGGCACGCTGCGCAAGGTCACCACCTGGATGCCCATGAGCCAAAAACTCACCGTCGCATCCAGCGGCGGCGACCCCAAGACCGTCAACTTCACCTACGTCGAGACGGGCGACGAACAGACGGTGTTTGATGGCTTTGGTGCCACGCAATACACCATCGACCTGGACGCTGACACCGTGGGCTCGCCGCTGTACAAGCAACTCAAAACCCTGACCGACACCAACGCCATCAGCGCCCTGCGCCTGGCCGCGCCCAACGGCTCGGTGGTGCTGCTGTCGTGCGCCATGGCCCTGAACGAAAACCCGTCCATGTCCAGCGGTGCCGTCATGGCCAACAGGCTGACTTTCTTCGGCCGTGGCCGCACTGTGCGCTACGCCACCACACCAGCCTGATCAGGCCCCTGATCGGCTGCCACCCGAGCACCGACCCAGCCCGGTTCGCTTCCTTTTGCGGGGGAGCGGCCGGGCAGGGCACGGGCTTATTGCCCACGGGCAATTTTTCATCACCCCCGCAAACTTCAGGAAACACACCATGGCCATCGTCAAATTGGGCAAGCGCCCCGAAACCTTCCCCCACACCGTCAAATTCCCCATGCTCGAAGGCGGTGAGGGCACCGTGCCCGTCACCTACAAATACCGCACCCGCAAAGAGTTCGGCGCGTTTTGGGATGAGCTGACCGGCAGCGCCGACGCCGCCGCGCAAGCCGAAAACGCCGACAGCACCAACCCGGTCGAAAAATTCAGCCTGGCCAAGATCTACGCCAAGGCCAGCACCAAAAACGCGCAAGACGTGCTCAAGATCATCACCGGCTGGGGCCTCGATGTGGACCTGAGCATGGACAGCGTGCAGCAACTCAACGACGAACTGCCCCTGGCCGTGGCCACCATCGTGGGCGACTACTACACCGCCATGACCACGGGCCGCCTGGGAAACTGAAGGCGGCAGCCCTTGCCGCCTACACACCGCAAGTGACCGAAGCCGAAGCCCGCGCAGCGGGCTTTGAGCCCGAAGATTTTGCCGAACCCCCGTTTGAAATCTGGCCCGAAAACGCGCCCGCGTGGCGCCTGTTTTGCGCCGTGGGCACCCAGTGGCGCACCACTGGCATGGGCACATACATCGGGCTGGACTACGGCCCTTTGTTCAGGCTGATGGACCACCAAGGCCTGCAGGGCCAAGACTGGCAAGACATGTTTGACGACATCCAGACCCTTGAGTCTGCAGCCCTAGAGCAGATCCGCAAAAACCACGAAGAGCCCACATGAGCACCAAAAAGGCACAGCTAGAACTCAGCGCCAACTCGGCCCCGGCCGAGCAGGCGTTTGAGCGCGTGGAAAAGGCCGGCCGCCGCATGGGCGACAGCGTGGCCAAAGAAGGCGACAAAGCGGGCAAAGCCATCGACGGCATTGCCGACGGTGCAGCCCCTGCCGCCCAAAAGCTGGACAACGCCACCAAAAACATGATCGCCAGCGTGCAGCGCACCACCGCCGCGCTGCAGGCGGGCTGGCGCGGCTCTGCCAAATACTTCGAGACACTGGCCCAGCAGCGCGGTGTTGACCTGGCCACGCTGCAGCCCTACATCGACGAACTCAAGCGCGTTGAGGCCCAGCAAACCAAGACCGGCATCAGCGCCAAACAAACCGTCGCCGCCCTGCGTGGCGTGCCCGCGCAGTTCACCGACATTGCCGTGTCGCTGCAAGGCGGCCAAGCGCCCCTCACCGTGTTTCTGCAACAAGGTGGCCAGCTCAAAGACATGTTTGGCGGCGCGGGCGATGCCGCCCGTGCGCTGGGCGGCTACGTCGTCAGCCTGGTCAACCCCTTCACCGTGGCCGCTGCAGCGGTGGGCGCTGTGGCCATTGCCTACCACCAGGGCAGCAAAGAGGCCGACGCCTTCCGCGCCGCCCTGGTCACCACCGGCAACGCCGCAGGCACCAGCACCAACCAACTCGCCGCCATGGCCGCGTCCATGGATCAAAGCTTTGGCACCACCACCGGCAAAGCGGCTGAAGTGCTGGCCCAACTTGCGGCCACCGGCCAAGTCGGCCGGGCCAGCCTGCAAGACTTCGCAGCCACCGCAATCATGGCCGAAAAAGCCTTCGGCACCGCCACCGCTGACATTGCCAAAAACTTTGCCGACCTGGGCAAAGACCCCGTGGGCGCATCGGCTCGCCTCAACGAGTCGATGAACTACTTGACGGCCAGCACCTACGCGCAGATCCGCGCGGCGGTGGACTTGGGCCAAGAATCCAAAGCTGCCGCCCTGGCGCAAGACGCCTACAACAGCGCCCTGAAAGGCCGCAGCGCTGAAATGCTGGCCAGCATGGGCTACATCGAGCGCGGCTGGGGCGGCATCAAAAGCGCTGCAAAAGAGGCTTGGGATGCGATGCTGGGTGTGGGGCGACCGGCCATTGCCACTGGCGAGATCGAGGAGATCCGCAAAGAACTGGACCTGTACGACAAAGGCTTGCGCAGCCTGTCCGACCGTCAAGTGCGGGCCTACAAAAACCAGTTGGCCGCCCTGCAAGAAGTTGAGCGCATGCAAAAGCGCGCAGGCGACAGCGCAGCCGAACGTGTGGCCAGAGAAAACGCAGGCATCCAGGCGCAAAAAGACGGCCTGAAATACCTGAGCCAAGAACAAAAAATGCGCAACGACATTGCGCAGCAAACCGCCACCATGCGCCGGGCCGGCATGGACGAAGCCGCCATCCAAGAGCGCATTGCCCAGATCAAAGCCAGCTACGACAAAAAAGGCAGCGGGGGCAGCCGCGCCAAGGAAATCAGCGAGTACGAAAAGCTCAACGCCCGCATCGGCGAATTTGCCGCCCTGCAAACCGCCGCCGCCGACGCAGACGGCAAGCTCACCGAAGGCCAGCGCCTGGCCGTGCGCGTCAAGCAAGACATGCTCGCCGCCGGTGCCAAGCTCAGCGCCAGTGACAAAGAGCGCCTGCAAACCGCCCTGAATGCGGCCCTGGCCACTGAGCAACGCCTGGACGCCGAAAAAGACTTGGCCAAGTTCATGGACGAAAGCGTCAAGGTGCAAGCCAAAGCCGCCGATCAGTCCGACAAGGCCATCGATGCCCTGAAAAAGCAAGCCGCCGCCGAGCGCGAAGCCACGGCCAGCATCGGCCTGAGCAAAGACGCCATTGCAGAGCTGACCGTCGCCAAGTACGAAGACAGCGCCGCCAGCAAAGAGCGCATGGCCGACACGATGGCAGAGGCGGGCGAGTCCGAACTGCTCGTCAAAAAATACCGCGAAGAAGCCGCCGCCCTGCGCGACCTGGCCAAAGCCAAGCGCGAGCGCGGCTCAGCCGAAGCCGCATCCGAAGCAGAGAAGATCGCCAAGCGCGCAGCCGACAAAGCCGCCGCCGACTGGCAGCGCGCCGCCGACAAGATCGAAAACAGCATCACCGACGCCCTCATGCGTGGCTTCGAAAACGGCAAAGACTTCGCGCAAAACTTGCGCGACACCCTGATCAATATGTTTAAGACCATGGTGTTGCGCCCCATCATTGCGGGCGCCGTCAGCCTCACCATGGGGGCAGGCGCGAGTGCCACGGGTACAGGCCCGGGTGGCGCCGATATTTTTGGCGCGACCAACAACGCCTACACCGCCTACAGCACTGGGAGCAGCGCCTTTTTGATCGGCAGCCAAGTGGCCGCAGGCACGATGAGCGCGGCCAACGCAGCGGGCACCATCTTTGGCAACACTGCCGCCGTGGCCTACGGTGACGGCCTGAGCGCCCTGCTGGCCACCAACGGGGCCTACGGCACCGCCGCCGCAGCCGGTACCGGCAGCAGCATGATGGCCAACGCCGCAGCGGCTGGGCCGTATGTGCTGGCCGCTGTGGGCGTGCTCAACGCCCTGGGCGCTTTCCGCAGCAACAAGACGGTGGGCATGGGCATCACCGGCCAACTGGGCTCGGGCGATCTGCAGTCTTACGACCTCAACCGCCGGGGCGGCTCGCTGTTTGACGGCCCCAAATACTCCCTGCAAAACGTGGGCCCCAGCGCCCAATCGCAAGCCCTCGAAAGCGCCTTTGTCGCCCTGCGCACGGGCACTGCCCAAATGGCCAAAGACCTTGGCTTTGCCACGGCACAGATCGACGCCTTCACGACGTCGGTGGGTGACGTCAAAGTGCACCCCGACATCGACCGCCTGGGATTGGTGCTCGACGGCCTGACCGACCAGCAAAAACTGGCCAAGATCGAAGAGGTGCTGCAAAAGTCCGGCAACGCCATGGCCGAACTGGTGCTCGGTGCTGGCGCCACCTCGCAGCAACTGGCCCAGCTCTATGCAAGCGTGATGCAGCAGCGCGCCGGGCTTGAGCTGCAGCTGCTGCAAGCCCAAAACAACATCATTGAAATCCGCAAGCGCGAGCGCGACGCCCTGCACGAATCCAACCGGGCCATCTATGACCAGATCAAGGCCATCGAGGACCAAAAAATAGCCAACGAGGCCGCTATCAAAGCCAGCGAAGCCGCCCGTGCAGAGCAAGCCACCGCCGCCGCTGAGCGCGCCAGGGCCACCGACTTGGCCCTGACCGCTTTGCAAAAAAGCATCAGCGCCGAACAAAGCGCCGTGCAAAAAATTGTAGACCGCAGCAAAGCCAGCATTGACGCCCTGGGCTCCATCATGGACATGTTGTCTGGACACCTGACCGGGTTGCGCCGCCAAGTCGTCATGGACCTCGAAGTGGCCAGCGCCAACGCAGGCATCGACGCCTCGCTGGCCCTGCTAAAAGCCGGTGGCGTCATCCCCAGCCAGGCCGTGCTGTCTGACCAAATCAGCCTGGTGCGCCAAAGCATTGACGATCAAAACTACTCTACCCGAGCCGAGGCCGAATACGCACGGCTGGAGCTGGTCAACCGCCTCAAAGCCCTGCGTGACCACGCGGGCGAGCAGCTTAGCCAAGCCGAGCAAAATCACCAAACCCAGCTCAAGCAGCTTGACAGCCTCAACGAGCTGCTGCAAGCGCAGCAAAACCAGCTTGACGTCATGCGCGGCGTCGACATCAGCGTGCAAAGCGTCACCGCCGCCGTAGCCGCGCTGCAAGCGGCCATGCTTGCCGAGCGCACAGGCACCGCGGCAACGGGTACAGGC